ACCTGTTAAGAAAGGTAAAGCTAAGAAAGTAGAAGAAGAGGAAGAAGATGACGAGGAAGATGAGAAACCTGTTAAGAAAGGTAAAGCTAAGAAAGTAGAAGATGACGAGGAAGATGAGAAACCTGTTAAGAAAGGTAAAGCTAAGAAAGTAGAAGATGATGAGGAAGATGAGAAACCTGTTAAGAAAACTAAGAAAGAAGAGGTCAAGCCTAAGAAAGCACAAACACCTAAAGGGCAAGGGGCTAGCACTCAGGTTATCTTATACATGGTTGACAACCCAGATGCAGACCTGAAAGATATCATGAAGTATTGTGATAAGAAGGGTTGGGCACTTCAGCCTAATACGGTCAGAATACGACATACTATTGTTCAGCTTATAATGAATCATCTCAAAGAAACAAAAAGACTTAAATCAAGCAAATAGGAAATAAGATACGTGATACAGGTGATTTAATCAAGTGTGTAGGTCCAATTCCTACAACTGTATCACTTTATTCTAATCAAAGGAGATATACAATGTCACTATTGGAAGGTATTACTGTAGAATTTGACTGCAAAGTGCAAAAAACAGATAGAGTTAACCTTGTATTTGATGTGTTTGGTTTAAACGTGGATAAATACAAACATGTGGTAGTTGACAATCTCATAATGCCTTCTGAGTGGGATATTGTGTACATTACAGGGGTTAGTGGTAGTGGTAAAACAACGTTGCTCAGAAAGATTGCTAACAAATACAAAATTGATTTTGATAATATGATATTTAACAAGTTCTCAGAGAAAATGAGCAAGTCTGATACACCACTAATAGACAGTATAGGCAAGGACTTTAACGAAAGTATGTTTTTGTTGAATACTGCTGGGTTATCGGAGGCATTTATCTACTTCAAAAGATATCGTGAGTTATCAGAGGGTCAAAAATACAGGTTTTACTTAGCAAAGTTACTTGAAAGTAGCAGTGATATAATTTGTGTGGATGAGTTCGTAACAGCTTTAGATAGAGTCACAGCAAGAATAGTGGCTTTTAACTATCAAAAGATAGTACGAAAATTGAACAAAAGACTTATAGTTGCTACATCACATGACGATTTAATAGACACACTTAGACCATCACACGTTATATCATTTGATTATGCTGGAGAACATCATATAAAAAAGATGTTTTTTGATAATAAAGCTACCCCTCCTTATCTTAATGAGATAGAAGTAAGACGAGTGCCTCCAACCAGCAAAGATTTACAATTATTGAAATATCACTACAAAAATACCAAATTACCAGCAATGGTTCTTGATATTTTTGGCTTTTATTACAAGAACAATATAATAGGCTTAATGATAAGTTCAGTACCAATTCGTACTTACATGATAGACCAATTCTATCTAACTGAAGAGGAGAGAAAGATATTCTCAAAACTTAATACCAATGAAAGAAGACTTGTTTCAGGTAACAATACAGCAAATATATGTAGAGAAGTTATTCATCCAATGTTCAGAGGTATAGGTCTTGCTACTCATATGTTTGAGAAATTCATACCATTAACTAATAAAAGACTTGTTCTAGCCTCTGCTGCTATGTTCAACTATGTAAAGTTTCAAGAAGCTGCTGGTATGACTTATATAAAACCAAAAAATGCCAGCAAGTTTGAAAAACTTACCAAGTTTTTTAATAACAATAATATTGATATAAACAGAATCTATTACGATAGCAACTACAGAAAATCTGTAATAAATGAACTCATCAACAAGAAGGAAACATTTAAGGAGTTTCTTAATCTTATAGAACTGTACACAAAACGATACTTTGCAGGACTTGGGGGTAGAGGTATTGAGGAAAGTAACAAACTAAGGTCATCAGACATGTTAGAGAAATATCTTATTAAGTTGAGACCAACAAACGTTAAAACCTATTACAAGATTAATGAGAATGTTCCAATAGACTTCTCTTGTTTAAATAAATTCAGGTCGAAGTTGATAAGAAAAGAGCCTAAGAATGAACAGTTAATAAAAAAATCTATAGAAAGGAGAGCATTAAGATGAAATATGTATGTATCTATTGTTCAACAGAATTTAACTCTTATGATAGACATCCTGAATGTCCAAGATGTAAAAAGAGACAGCCGAAACTTGGTGCAGATACACATATAGTGGTCAACAACGAGAGAAATTACTTTAATATATCTTCAGAAGATACAAAGACAGACAAAGAACACACGGAAGACGTAAGTAAAAACGTCTGAAGAAATAGTTAAAACATTTGAGTAAAAGGAGAAATAATACATGAAACTAATAGACGCAGCTATGTTAGCATCTAAATGTTGTGCCTCAAACGATAGTGTAATAACCTCATTCAAATACATATGTTTTGATACTGATAAGATACTTACTTACAATGGACAACAGGGCATGAAAGTAAAAACAGAGGGTATTGAACACTTAAAGTGTGTAGTACCAGGAAAAGAGTTTATAGACTTGTTACGAGCTATGGATGAAAGTAGTACTATATCAGTTATAGATAACGTTGTAGAGATAAAAGATAAGAACACTAAGGCAAAGTTGTCCTCTTTAAAGAGAAAAGAATTTATATTGGAATCAAACGACAAAGCATTTGAGAATAAAGATGCTGTAGAGTTAAAACTAAGTGAAAAGTTTTTTAGCGGTCTTGATAAGTGTTTTAGTGCCATAACAACTAATCCTGCTGAGACTAACAGACTTGGTATCACTCTTGATATTAACTCGTCAGGAAGAATATCTTTCTACGCTACAGACGGGTTTCAACTGGCTCGTTATAGATACAAAAACAAGAACGTGAACAAAGAAATTAAAGTTCTTATGCCCAAAGATTTCTGTTCTCTTATAATGTCCAACGATGTAAAGTCATTATTACTTAATGGTACTATCAAAATATCATCATCACTATTGTCTATAGAAAAGGACGAAGTGTATTTATTTTCACATCTTCAAAGTGACGTGTCTTTTATAGACTTTGAACAAAGCATAACAAATCACTGGGGAAACAACGATGATTCCAAGTTCGTAGAAATGCCAGATGAGTTGATAACAGCTTTAAATCGATGTTCTCTTATTCTTAAAAAAGAAGATGATAAGGTTCTTATTAACACAGAACGTAACATAATGCGTATAACATCTGTAAGTGATGTTGGAAAGGTTAAAGAGATAATAAGAGTAAAAGGAAAGTTGATTGATTCAGAGTTTTTGATAAGCATTTCAAAGATGAAAGACTTGTTAACAGTTACTAAGAATATCTGTATAACCGAGACAAATAAAAACTTCTTTGTAATACTTGGGCAAGACGTTGGAGTTATTCGTTTGTTAGCCTGTATTCCAACTCATAAAATAAAGCCGGATGATAAGGAGGAATAACTAAATGAGTTTATTCTTTTACAAAGAGGGAAGTAATAAGATACTAAAAGGGCAACGTGACTTAGAGAATGGATATAAATATGAATGTAGAGTATGTTCTCTTAACAATACACCTATAAATTCACCACGTATGCCTCCAACTGGCTCAAAACACCCTAGTTTATATAACATTGGTGAGGCTCCTGGAAAAACTGAAGATGAGAACAATGAACAATTCATTGGTAAATCTGGTGAGATATTACGTGGAGTTATGAGTGAGGTATTTGATATCAAGTTTCTAAAAAGAGAAGTAAGATGGAATAACGTAGTACGATGTCACCCAAACAATAACAGAACACCAACAGCATTTGAAATAGCCTGTTGTAGTAAATCAGTAGAAACTGATATTCTTAACACCAGACCTAAGATAGTTATAGGATATGGCAATGTGCCACTAAAGAAGTTTCTGAATATAGATGGTGGTATTTTTACATGGAGAGGTAGACATATACCAGTTAAGATTCAAGACTATACTTTTTGGTTCATGCCAATGTTACATCCTGCTTACATAGTAAGACGAGACAAGAAAAATGAGGAAGTGCAAGATAGAGTTTTTTCTCACATGTTTAAGATAGATATGTTAAATGTTAAAAAGGTTTTAGAGAGTGAAGAAGTGCCAAAAGTTATATCATCTGGATATGAAAAAGGGATAAGGTACATAATTCAAGATTCTGATGAAAGTGTTAACATCATTGCTCAGTATCTTGATGAACTGGCACAAGAACAATATGTAGCAATAGATATTGAAACTCATGCTGATCCAAGAGACAACGCTGTTGAAAAAGACAGAGATAAAGCCTCACTCAAGCCTTGGAATCCTAACTCTATGATTTTATCTATTGCCTTATCTAACTACAAAAAAACAATTGCCTTCCCACTACATGTAATGTGGAGTAAAAAGAGACAAGAAAAAGTTGAGAAAATGTTAGTCAAATTTCTTAAGAATAACACAATAAAAGTAGCACACAACAGTAAGTTTGAATTAACATGGCTAAACTACTTCTATGGTACAGACGTGATATGTGCCTCAAAATGGTACGATACACAAGGTCTAGCAATGGCTTTTGACGAGAGACCTGGAGGAAAGAACGATAGTATTGCTGACTTAGGTACACAGACTCTTATACACTTTGGATTCAATCTAAAAAGTCTTACAGAAGGAACAATAGATAGAACTCAACTTAAAACTTTAGTAGATACTGGAAGATTAAAAGAACTATTAATATATAATGGAATGGACTCAAAGTATGAACACAAGTTACTTACTAAACAGATAGCTGTGTTACCTAAAGACTTGAGATGGACATTTAATCATACAAATAAGTTAGCAAGAACGTTGGCTATAACTGAATCAGTGGGATTACCCTTAGACCTTGAAATTGCTAAAAAGTACTCCAAAGATTATGAAGTCACAATGAAGGACATTGAATCCAAGATAAGTAAGAGACGTGAAGTTAAAGAGTTTGAAAAGATGAAACACACACCATTTAAACTAGGTTCCAATACACAACTTATAACTGTGTTTAGAGACATACTAAAAGTAGAACAGATTAAAACAACTCCCAAAGGAGGCTTTTGCGTTGATGAAGAAACTCTAAATGCTTACAGTAATAAAGGCATAGAACTTGCTAGTCTTATAATACAACATAGAAAAGCGTCTAAACAGAAATCTACATATGTCGATTCTATAGTTGACAAAATGTACGATGATGGCTTAATACGACCCGACTATATGCACCTATTTGTTGTAACAGGGCGTTTGAGCGCAACTAGTCCTCCAATTCAGACGTTCCCTAAGAGAGAGAACAAACAAGCCAGAGCAATAATAACAGCTCCAAAAGACCATCACATAGTTGCTATAGACTATGGGCAAATTGAAGCACGTGTAATAGCTACTGTATCTAGAGATGCTTTTTACTGTGACGCTTTGAAAACTGGATATGATATACATCTTGAATGGGCTAAGAGAATTGCTAAGAGAATGAAACTTACTCTTAACAAAGATGAGTTAAAAAAGTTTAGAAGTGATGTTAAGAACATGTGGACATTCCCAGCCTTCTATGGCTCATCATTAGACTCAATCGAAGCAGCGTTTGGGGTTAGTCAAGGTACACTTAAACGGGAGTTTAAAGAGTTTTGGGAACAGTTGGCTGATGTTAAAGTCTGGCAAGAAAAAATGATTCAGTTCTATTATGACAATGGGTATGTAAAGTCAGCATTTGGAAGACGTAGACATGCTCCATTATCAAAGAATGAAATACTCAACACACCAATCCAAAGTGCTGCCTCAGACATAGTTACTGATGCTATGAATAGACTATCTGAGTTGTCTATTAAACGTAAAGACCCTATGTTACAACCAATATGGAACATTCACGATGACTTAGGTTTCTTTATTCATGATGATGTATTGGAAGAATATATAGAAATAATTGCTGAACAAATGTGTTGTGTACCTTATGATTGGATAACAGTTCCCATATCAGCCGAAGTAAGTGTTGGAAAACATTGGCATGAACTGAAAGAGATAATAACCTACGATACAAGAGACTTTAAAAAAACATTTTAAGGGAGAAACGTTATGATAATGACAGATGAGGTTAAATCAGAAATATGTGAAGAATCACTAACAGTATCATGGAAAGAATTTAAAGACAAAGTAGAAGAATTAGGGGTTACAGATAATATGGTTATAGATATGATTGACTTAAGTGGATTCATGGACGATATAAACAAGATTAAGGTTGTAGTTACTCATAAGGGCTTCTCAATATACGTTTAAGGAGAGTATTATGAAAAATGAGGATTTTACCGTAAAATATCGACCTAAGGATTTTAAACAGGTCGTTGGTCAAGATGACATTGTTAAAACTTTGGATAAAATGGCTAAGGCTAAAGTATTGCCACATGTTATTATCTTAGCTGGACCACCAGGAGTAGGTAAAACCACTATAGCTAAAATCATAGGCAATGCTGTTAACTGTGATGAACAGAATGTACTTGAGGTTAATGCCTCAGAAAACAACGGGGTCAATGACATGAGAAACATTATCAAGTTCATTGACTTTCCAGCTCTTGGTAACAACCCAACTAAATTAATAATTCTTGATGAGTGTCAAAAAATCTCAGGCAACGGATTTGATGTGTTACTTAAGCCTTTTGATAAACTTCCTGACCATGTATACTTTGTTTTATGTACAACAGAATTTGATAAGATACCAAAGACTATACGAAGGCGAGCAACCAACTTTATGTTGAAAGAGATAGATTATAACACAATACTTGATAAAGTAACTGATATTGCAAAGGCTGAGAACATAAAGTTATCTACAGACTCAATCAAAATGATTTGTAGAGCAGCTAATGGTTGTCTTGCTGAGGCTATTATTCATCTTGGACAGTGTAGATTCTGTTCTACAAAAGAAGAGGTAGCAGAATTAATTAACACTTATGTGGATACAAAAGACACATATGACCTGTGTAAAGAGTTGACTAAGAACAAGCCTTCATATAAAAGACTTCAACAAATTCTTTTAGATTTGAAAGGTAAGAATCCAGAGGCTATTAGATTACAAGTTGTTGGATATCTTATGGCCTGTGTTCTTAATGCCAAAAGTGAAGATGAAGTACTAATGTTCTCACAAAGACTCAACTACTTTAGCGAGCCTATCTATAATGCTAACTATTTTTACGAGTTGGTTCTTAGCGCAATGAAGGCTCTAACTGAGTAAAGGAGGTGAAATAATGAGTAAAAGATTATCATTGGAGGAAGCTAGAGAGTTATTAAAAATTGACAAGACAAACTTAGACATTCAGTGTGCTACACATTCTGAGATATTTCAAGATATATCAGAATCACGATTAATCGCCATGGATATTGAGGATACACTAAAGACTGAATTAGAAGAAGTAAAGGCAAGATTGGCTACTGAAATAAGAGTTAAGGCAGCTGAGAGTAATGAAAAGATAACAGAAGCATCCTTAATGCAACAAGTCATTCAAAAGAAAGAGTATAAAAGAAAGTTAGCAGAGTTAGCAAAGGCTCATACTGAAGCTAACAAATGGAGTATAATGAGAGAGAGTTTCTTACAAAGAGGCAAGATGTTGAGAGAAGTGGTACAATTGTTCAGTGATGGCTATTTTACAGATATTTCAGTTAGGTCTACCGATACAAGTGATGGGGCTTATATACAGGCAAGAAACAAAATAAAAAAACGTTATAGCAACAAATAAAAACAAAGGAGGCAGTTTATGTCAAAAGAGTTTAAGTACAAAAAGCCAAGTAAAGAAGTACTCAATAAGAGAGCAAATCAATCTGGAGGTTCGGGGCACTGGTTTCTGAGAGATGACGTTGAAACGTTTTCACCTAAGGACGATAAAAAAGGTAATCAGATTAGACTTATGCCACCAACATGGGATGAAGCCGAGTACTGGGGGTATGAAGTTAAAGTACACTACAATGTTGGCTCTGATAATTCAGCATTTCTGTGTTTAAAAGAGATGAAGAAGAAGAAATGCCCTATTTGTGAAGAACACGACGCTCTTGCCAAGAAAGGAAAAGTTGATGAAGAGTATCTAGCAAGTTTGAAACCCACAAGACGTGTTCTCATGTATGTTATCGATAGAAAGAATGAGGGCGATGGTCCACTAGTCTGGACAGCACCGTGGACAGTTGATAAAGAGATAACAATCAAGTCTATACACAAGAAAACTGGAGATAGTATACCACTTGACTCACCAACAGAAGGTTACGATATATTCTTTAAGAGAGATGGGAAAGGGCGTAACACTAAATACACTGGCTTTGACAAAGATGATGAGCCTTCTCCTTTGAGTGACAATAAGAAGAAAATGAGAGAGTGGCTTGAGTTCATTGAAGAAAACCCACTTCCAAGTGTTATCAAGTTTGCCTCTTATGAAGAGATAGCTGAAGCATTCTCTGGTGGAATGTATGATTATGACTCTGAGAAGAACAAAGAAACAAAAGAAACAAATGAAGATGAAGAAGAAACACTTACCTGGAATGATATTCATGAGATGAAGCGTAGAAAACTCGAAAAGTTAGCCTCTGAAAAGACAGATATTGATGAAGAGGATATGGAAGATATGGATGATGATACTCTTGCTGATAAGATATGCGACGAACTTGGTATAAGCAAGTCAGGAAAGAAAAGCAAGACGTCCAAGAATGAAGATGAAGACGAGGATGAAGAGGACGAGAAGCCCAAAAAGGACAAGAAGTCCAAGAAAGATGAAGATGAGGATGAAGAAGATGAGGATGAAGAAGATGAGGATGAAGAAGATGAGGATGAAGTAAAAGACAAACGCTCTGTAGCAAGAGAGAAGTT